AGCACCATCAATTAAAACACCACCATGACCATCAGGAACAGACAAAAACGGCACATCATTTCTAATTTTCGTAATCTCCATCCCAAAAAACTCATGAACAAAAGAAGCATAACCATTTTCATTAACAATATCATGTATTTCAACACCAGTCGCTATAATATGATCATCTCCATAATCAGGAAACTCAACACGCTCAGCTTCAAATGCTTGCTCTAACTGCACGGCACGATAAGGAAATTTTGCAATCACCATTTCATAATACGAAAAAAATAATAATCCAACTATCCACGAATTACCATGACTTGTTTGAAACGCACCAGAAGGCATAACACCAATAATAATCTTCCAAATACGTGCAAAGATATGAACAATCTTCACACTCAATTGACCAGTTGTCTTCTGTAATAAAAAAATAAACAACTTAAAATCAGGACTATCATCTTCATCGTAATACACTAACGCTTGTGACTCATATAATTCTAATAATACTCGATGTATTGATGTATCAAGTGATGTAAAATCACCATCACCAAAACGCATAGTAGGATCATCATACTTCATTTGATCTGCAAAATACTGTGCTCCACCATGTAACCATCGCATACCAACTTTGATCATTCGACCACGCTCAAACAACTGTCGATCTTTCAATACTAAGAAAGCAAAAATATACTGAACAAAGTGCGGTATAAAAAATTCACGACACTTGTCATAAAATGCAGCACGTTTTTCAGGTTTAATTGTAGTTGAATTAAAAACCTCAACTTTACAACATATAGTACACGCTTTCTCAACAAATTTTATATCATGAGTTTCACGAAATTCATTAATATAATCTATAACACGCTGCTTACATGCTGCCTCTTGATCACCTTTCGTCCCATTGGGTGTTATAACAACATTAAAAACCCCTATCTTTTTAGGATAGGGCTTACCAGCACGAATACCAGCTGAAGACCCTTTAGGAACAGACATATTCATTACATCACGATTATTATATTGCCATTTCAACGTTCCAAAATGTTTTGTCATTTTCATATAACGATACATTCGATTCAAACCACGAAACAAACATCGCGATAACAATGGTGTAGGACTCTCTAAAGATATTGTCGGTTTATTAAACTTACTGATAAGTTTCACAATCTTATTCGGATACAAATTTTCACAAGATTGAACAGTATACTTACCAATAACATCGCCCGCATAAATTTTATTATAAACGGATATTGACCTACAACACAAAACTACTAAACTATCAACGGTTGTTGTTACCCAAGGCAAAC